GAAACTTTATACGATCATTTAAACCCTAAAATTTTTATTGTTCAGTTAGATATGTCTGAACATAACAGTTTGACATCTGCTCAATGTCATTTAGATTACCTTTTAAAATAAACCTATGAACACCTACACACAACCAGCATACCCAGTTATGCCACTTCAAGACATTTTCAAAAGATTAGTAGTACCAGTAGCTGGTATATCTAAAGTAGAATTGTTTGCACTTGAAATTTTCAAATGCTATATGGTTAGCAATGCCGATGGCACAGATAATGTCATTGAATTAATGCACACCAGTATAGATCAAGCTGTGGATTTCTTAAAAAAATTAGATGTTAAAATTAAAAATTTAAACGATGACAAAGATACTGCGTTGGCTATTTTTGACCGTTAATGGTCAAGGACTATTAATAATAATACTGGCTTTATTGATGACCGCATTGCTAGAAAATATATGAACGATACTGACAAACAAATCTCGATTACTGAACTACTAGCAAAACGATCATACAACCCAGACTACATACCAAACAAAGAAAATATAGTTTTTACCATATCTGGTAAACACGTAGGGTCATTACAAAATTTCTGTGTGTATTCTGGACTTCCTAAAGCTGGTAAATCTACGTACATAGCTGCATTAATTGCTAGTGCCTTTGTACCGTATGATGTATTTAGTATGAAATTGCATTTACCTACGGATCGTAGGAAACTATGCTATTTTGATACTGAAAGCAGCGACTATGACTTTTTTAGACAGATTAACAAAATAAAGGGATTTTGTGAAATGTCGGTATTACCAGACTATTTCAATGCTTACCAAGTACGTGAAGATGGATCTGGACTAATTAGGCGGATGATAGAAACGTATCTGGATGCTAACCCAGACTGTGCTGTGATCATTATTGATGGCTTACTGGATCTACTGGTTAACTATAATGATGAGAAAGAAAGTAGCCTACTTACCAAATGGTTAAAAAAAATAACTAAAATATACAACGTGCTGCTGGTAACTGTACTGCATCAATCTAAATCTAATTTGTCCACTACTGGTCATATAGGATCTGCTAGTGATCGTTTTGCACAATCTACCTTAGACATAGTAAAGGAAAAAGAAAAAAATGCTTATGTGCTTACCAGTCGTTTTATGCGTAGTGATAGTGATTTTGACCCCATTACATTAATTAATTTTAATGGTATATTCCAGCAAGTAGAAACAGAACAAAAAACCAGTACTGGTAAAAAAGCTACTGATCTACCAGATACAGAAAGCAGATCCTTATGCTTCCAGATTATATCTGTGCCTAGTAACTACAACGATATATCAGATGAAATAATAGAACGTACAGCTACCAGTAAAGGCTATGCTAAAAATCTTATTAAAATATGGATCAATAAAGGATGGATTATTAAAAATAAAGACAATAAATATGCTACCCGTTAACTTTTTAACCTTTGTATTTAAAGTATTCTACTTTTTTTATTTAACCTTTATAATTATCCCCATAGCTGTTACGTATGCAATATTAATAATGATGGCTGCGTTTTGTGAATGGATCGTAGAAATTTCAATAGTACCCAAAAAAAAATACTAATGGTTAGTGATGTCAGTACAAAAAAAAGCAGTCAAGATTTTTTAGGTCTTGGCTGCTACTGACAAATAAACCCCGAAGGATTAACTTTTTTCACCCCAAATATACCAATTTATGACAAACAAACAAAAAATCTATGTTATCATCCAGCAACGTAAACTGGTAAGTTTACAAGATTTATACGATATTACAAATATGGATCGTATGCAGATGCTTACAGCTGTATCCCATTTAGTAATTAAACGCAAAATAAAGGCTTTAACACAAGATAGTGTCAGATACTTTGCCATTAAAGATAAACCCCTATAATATGTCTAAAAAGCTGTTTACAGCCATAGTTTTTATGGCTGGTGGTGTGCCACCCAGAAAGTATCGTAATATTAACAATATCCCCAATTTTGTTAAATTTTGCCAAACGTTTGATAGTGAATATGTTAACCTATACGATAAGGTGAATAAAGTATTTGTAGAAAGGATTTACATAAAAAAAGGGGTGTAAAAACACCCCTCGCTTACCTTTGTCTATTTTAATTTATACACCCAAACTACGATAAAAATAGTGATTTTTCCGCAGACCTACGTGCTGTTAGTCCTTTATTGACTACACCACCACTATATGTCCACCTATCAAATTGTGCAGCTACTGTGTTAATATCTGCACCACTATTTAATAATTCTAATAAAGTACTGTCTGCAAATGCACCCCTACCAATATTGTAGGAAAAACTAGATAATGCCAGTAACTGGTTATCTGTTATTGGTACATTTACTTTGCTTTGCACATAGGCAAAATCTTGCTGTGCCTCTTGCAATAGCCAATTTTTGGCTGTTGCCTTATCTATTACATCTGTTTTAGCTACTGGTCTTTTTTGATCCCAGTTGTACTGCGATCCATACCCTACGCTATAACCAGTACGATCCCAATAAGGGACTGCGTAGAATCCTTCAAAACTGCTAATAATGTTAAATAAGCTATCACTAACAGTAGCAAAAGCTGTATTGTTTAATGCAGTAGCTATGCGTTTTCTAAGCATAAGTAATATAATTAAGGTAGCCACTACACCAGTTGCTACTTTTTGGTTTTTGTTCATACATTATTTTGCGTCTTGACTATCACCACCCAATAAAAATGTAGCTATTCCAGCCACAGCTTGTCCAATTACTTGAATTTTACCAGTACCAGATACTGCAAAGTAACCACCAATGGCAGCTAATAAGCCGAATATTGTTGTTTTTGGATTCTTCATTTATCTAAATTTTTGATTTTTTTAATATTGTACCAAATAGTTGTTACACCTACACCAGCACTTACAAATGCTAATGCTAGCTTTGTAGCGTCTGTAAGGTCAACAAATGTAAGAACGTAGGCAGTTAAGCTAATAACTGCACCGCCTACGCTATTTTGATCTACGTTATGATTCTGTATCATCTTTAATTAGTTCTTTAGCAATCACATTAAAAGCATTGGACACAGCTAATACAGATTCTGCATTTTCAAATACTCCACGCTTAATGGATTGATCTATTAATTGTTTAATAAGTTCTAGGGCTTGTTTGTTGTTCATTTGTTTGTGTATTAAAGGTTAAAAAAGTTATATTAAAATAATGTTTAACTGTCCAGCACCCCAGCTGTATGCGTAATCGTTACTGCTGGTACTGGTTGAATATGTTGTGTAATCAGCACCAGTCATTGTCAAACTGCCACCAGCTAATGGGATATTGTCTGCACTAAATAATTGATAATAAAAACTAGCACTATCAATTAAATTATCACTTGTACTAGCCATATTAAAAATAGTAGCTGCTATCATTGATCCATTGTACCAAATTGATACTGGTTGTATTTCTTTCATATTAATTTATATTATTTATTCTATCTTGTAATGATGTTATGGTATATTGTTGTTCTTGAATAGCTTTAGTTAACATTGCTATTATAGCCCTATCATAAATACCCCATTTATCATTTTCGCCTTTTGGAGTATTAGCGCCTTCTTCTCCTATTGCTTCATTTACCTCTTGAGCATAAAATCCTAATTGTCTTAAATCAGTTGGTAATCCACTTTCCTTTTTCCAATGAAAATATCTTGGTTTTAATTTTAATACTTTTTCTAAAGCATTATCAATAAAGCCATCTTCATCTTTTAAATTCATATCAGAAACAGTAGATAATGTTCCACTTGTTGCAGTAACTGTTCCAGTACCTAAACTACTAAACGTGGCAGCACCTGTGTTAGCAATAGTTACAAAGGTAGTTCCATCCGATTTTCTTAATAATATATCACCACCACTTGGTTGTTGTAAATACGTATGTGAACTATCAGCAGTCAAAGCATTTACTCCATTTGGCATAATCCATCCTCCTGTTGCAACACTTGAACTAAATGTAGCTGATCCATTATTAGCAAATGTTGTTCTTTTAATCCAACCATCAGTTACATTATATGTCCAAAAATCTAAACCACCACTTGCATTTAATTGAATATTATTTTGATAATTAGTTCCAGTTACAGTTTGTAAACTTATAAAAGCACCCGCCCCTATTGTATTACTTCCATTTGCTGAAACAATAAATGCACTATTTGAAAAAGCATTCCCACTAAATCTTCCTGTACCTGTAACATCTAATGTATAAGAACTTGACCTACTCGAACTACCAATAATTACACTATTTGGTAATATTGTATATCCAGTATTAGTAAAGTATGCTCTATATGTTCCATTTGCAGTATCATAAATAACCATATCGTTATTACCACCACCATACAAATTACCTATTCTCCATTTTCCTATATCTTGATTTAAAAAAGCTAAAAAGCTATTGTTAGTACCAGTTGAATTTAACTGCTGCATAACATTAGATCCACTATGAATATCAAAAGGTGCAGTAGGTGCATTTGTGCCTATTCCTAAATACTTATTAGTATTATCCCAAACAAAGTTTGTATTATCTTGACTTATTAATCCAGTACCGCCACTAGGAAACAATACACCACCATTTGATAAACCTAATACATAAAGTTTTTGTGTAGCTTGTAAAGTTAGATCACCGCCTAATATATTAATACCCCACGTAGTTGTATTACCATTATGAGTAACTGAATCTAAAGTACCAGCACCAGCACCAGCATCTGCTATTAAATTCCATCCAGTAATAACATCTTGGTAAATTTCGTGTGTATCACTTGATATAAATAATCTACCACCAAAACCAGCTGGTGGTCTGTTTGCTAAACTATTAGAATACAAAGCTGGTGATCCTAATTGATTTACTACATCAGCTATTAATCTTATAGACATATATTATACGTTTAAATATCTTTTTTTAACTACTACTACATTGTTTCCGCTTACACTTGATCCAAAGTTTATAAAAAATCTTTGTAAAGTATTCTCACCTATATTACCAGCCACCTCAAATTGTTGTAAAGGTTGCAAAGTAATGGCTTCTATTTTAACTACGCTAGTGCCATAATTAATAAAAGTATATCCATTACAAGGTGTACCACCTACATATTGTGATGTACTGATCTGGTAAAAATCTATTTCATAATTCAATAAATTAATTGTGTTTGCCATATTATATTGTATTTGGGATTTTTCCTAATGTCTTTTTTACATTTATTAAATAAGGATCTGTGTTAATTAAACTACTTGATGGTGTTGCTGGTGGTAAATTTGTTGCCAAATCTACTACTGGTACAGCTTGTTTCTTTAAATAAAGATATAAACCTATACCAATTAATCCCAATACTATTAAGGTGCTATTTTTCATTTTATATATAATTAGGTGTTTTACGTTTTTTTATTCCAGCCATAAACATACTTTCATCTGGTACATAATCTTGTGGTACTGCTTCATAAAATATATCTGGCTCTGAATATAATATTGATCCACCACCACCAGTAAAATCATATTGTGATTGATCAGTATAATGATAATGTGGTAATAAATCTTGTACATTATATGCTGGTGCTGGTTGATCTACTGATGGTGCTGGTTGATCACCACCACCAGATGGTGCAGCTGCTGGTGCAGCATATACTGGTGCAGCTACATCTGCTGGATATGCCACTACTGGTGTAGGTGCATAATAAATAGGTGTAGGTGCGTAATATATTGGTGTAGGCTCTGTATAAACTGGTGTAGATGGTGCAGCTGGTTGATCACCACCACCACCGCCACTAGATGGATATGCTATTACTGGTACTAGATCAATAGGTACTATTGGATCACTAGGATGCCTTTCTATTGGTGTAGCTATATCTACTGGATATGCTACTACTGGTGTAGATATTACTGGTGTAACTACTACTGGTGTAGCTTGTACTGATCCATCAATAGGTGTAGATCCAGTCCAAATTTCATCTACTGGTACATCTGGTGGTTTTACTCCTCTTGCTGGTGTAGATACTACTGGTGTAACTGCTACTGGTGTAGATACTACTGGTGTAACTGCTACTGGTGTAGCCACTACTGGTGTAGATACTACTGGTGATATTAAATCACTTATAGGTGTTAATAACGATGGTAAAGTATTTACTGGTGTAATAACTGGTGTAGCTATTACTGGTGTAGCTATTACTGGTGTAACTGCTACTGGTGTAGTTATTGGTAAAGGTGAAATAAGTTGATCACCACCGCCAGTAGTTGGGGGAACTACAGCAGCGGATGCTGCTGGTTTTGGTTTTAATAAAAACCATAAACCCAATCC